GAACTCATGTAAGTGTTAACACCGGCACTGATTGTACTAAGTGCCTCTGCTGCACTACTAGTAGCTGCAAATTTAACAGCACCCTTCTGGGTTTCTGCGTTCATTACCGTATCTACTATATCGCTTTCAAGTTGTAACATTTGTTGTTGTTTTATATTTTCTAAAGCATCTAAAGCTGTTGCCTTATTACGCTCTGCGTCTGAGATAGTTGTATCAACAGATTGCCCTTCTACACCAGCTGCTGCTGCTGCGTTGATTGCATCTGCTTCTGCCACTAGATTAGCATGTTGTATGTTTAGCGTCTCTCGTGCTACATTATCATCGGTAGTACTCATTGCTTGTTGCAATATGTCTACACGACGTCCAGCAGAGTATTCTACCCCTGCTAGACGTACACCATGGGCTTCTGCATCCTGCATCGCCGCCTCACCTTCACCGAGTCCGGTGGCTACTCTACCTGCTACTGCAGTTAATGCTGCAACTATTGGTGCTGCCATTAAAACCTCCTTCCACGGTTAGTATAGTTTCCGAGCCATTCAATTTGATTGATTGTAGCTCCTGTGTAATGATCCGAGCTGATACGTAAATCGCATAACTTTGGATCTTGTTTAAATGATACATTGAATAAACCGTCTTCTGTAACGACTAAATCTGTTTGACCAGATAAGCCTGTTATTAGACCAGTATACTCTTGTGTCGGGTAGTTAGGATAATTATCTATAGAATCACAGACTATATCCGCTGTAAGGTATCCAGTGTCTGTTACTGAGAGTAACCAACTTAAGATACGTTGACGTACTTTGTTCTGTACATAACCACCTTCATCCCTAATGCGTACCGTTTGTGGTACATATATGGATTCGTATGGTCTACCGATAATCACTGTACCACCTTCCATATCTTCATCTAGTGTATATACACCAGCGTTATATGTGTAGGTTACTGTATCACCTTCGTATGGGCAACCTGTGCCTTGTACTATAACTGCATCTGCACCTATTCCCGAATCATTTGATGTAACATCTACACTGGTAGTTATACCTGTGTATGCTTGCCTATAATCTAGGTGTACATTAAATGGGGCATTGGTTACTGTAGCAGTTTGAATGCTGCATTTAAGCATATTAGTAGCTTTGGTTACTGTATCCCTTACAACTATGTATAGGTTCGGGTGATCCATAAGCATACCAACGATTTGTACGTTGTCAGCATCTACGGCCCATTTAGACCAAGCACGTCTACTACCATCATCATTAAACTCATAAGCCATTAACTCATTATCTGAGTCTGTCCTTAAGAATAATGTATTTAAGGTATGTGTGCCTTCAATTTGTCTAACCGCACCCGGTATATAACCAAGTACATGATCCGTTACTGAGTGCGCTACATCGATTGTTTCACGTTGTGAATCTACCATGAATCTAGCTAGTCCTGCTGAGCTACCATATGTTGTACCAAAGTAAACGTCTACACCAGTACTTATTGGTTTAGATGTTGGTTGATGTTCATATGTGGATACTCTAGGTATTGCTATACTACGCGGATCGATTGGTTGAGTACCGTCGATCTTAAACTGACCATGATCACTAAATAGAAGTATATCTCTATTATGTGCGGTCATTGATGTAAATGGTACATTACCACTTGCAGTTGAGCTTATGTCAACATAATCGATTGCTACAGTAGACAATGCTGTGGTACGCCAGAAACTAAATATGTTATTAGTTCTACTAGCAATCCAATTGTCTTTACTAACTAAGGATAGTCGCTCCTGTATACGTTCAACATCTGTAATAGTGTTATTAACAAATGATGGGAACGGTGCAGAAACTGAATCACCGGCTGTACGCTCACCCCATGCTATGTCACCCTCAGCTGTTAAGGGTTGTTGTACTATGAAGTCACTGCCTGCCTTAATTAGTGCTATAGGCATTGTTGATGCATCTAGTTTATACTTCTCATCTAAACGACATGTCTCTGTCCATTTAGTGTACTTAGAACCACTGAAGTCTGCTGGTGGGTTAAACTCTAAGGTATAGTCTTTACCTGCAATCATCTTAGATATAAAGTCAGTATCCTCACCTAGGTAGTACCTATTTGCATAGTATACAGATGAGTTAGTTGCTTCAGTTGGCCCCTCGATAAAGTTGTCTACTGCCATATTCAATAGTAAATCACCTGTAGCTACATCCCGTAATGCAATATTGTTAAATACTTGCTCAGAGTGTTTTTCAAAGTATACTGCTACAGTACCCTTCCACTCATTATTTGGTGCGCTAGATGTCTTAGATAAGAACTGCATGATTGCTTGTAGGTCATATGTAATAGCATTGTGTGTTAATGATCCAGTTACTGTACCACCAAACGTATTAGGTACATTGGGTAGACTGGCTGCTGACATATCTAATGTTATATCAGATACACCACGAGTTTCACGGTTAAGTGATCCTAGATCGCTCTCACTACGTAATTCTGTATCCGTTACTTTAACATTCGGATCAGCTGGTGATAGTGGTGATATCGTCTCAGCTCTTAAGTAATAGCTTGTACCATCTACTGTATCGCCAGTAGTAGTTAATGGTCTTACTTCCATAACCTCGTTATCATTAACGGATGCTGGTAGATCTGCTATATCAGCGATAAAGCCATTCATACCAACTATACTACCATTAACATCATCAATCATTACTAGATCGACGTATTCATTCGTACCACTATCTAGGTCTAACATTATAGCAGACTTAAGCCGTGTTGCTGTTACATTAGTTGCATTAGCGTTAATCTCTGTAGTGAGTTGCTTAGCCATCTTTGTGGTACTTAATTGACCGCTACCTGTAAATGTGTAATCTATTGTAACAATTGATCCGCCTACACCATCATAAAACTGAAACTTTGTGGTAGGTGCGTCTGATATGTTTACTGAACTTTTACAATGCAGCATTGATGTGGTGTTACCGGACGATAATTCGTCATCTTCTAGTACAGTAGTATTCTTATTTACTAAGAACGTTACATCGCCAATTGTTGTGTACGCTAGATCTTCCTCACCACTTAGTGAACTGAGGTAGGCTATTGCTGTAGAGTCTACTGAAACACTAGCAGAGTTACCGGCTATGTCGTATATAACTACTGAGTTATTATCATCTACGCCAATTTCACTTGGTTTAATAACTACCCAGTACTTCTCACCATCAACAGTAATGTCGATAACTATGTCAGTTGATTCGGTAGTACCCATTGCTGTTACATGTTCAAAGGGTGGTCTTCGAGTTAATCCCTGTATCGGATCGCCTCTAAAATTGACTTGCTCTTTAGCGAAGCCGGGAGTGGACATCTGATCTTTCAGAGTTGTCACCCCATTAATAATTGATTTTAGAGAAGCGTTAACTCTCATGATTAACCTCCGGGTTTCATTGGATTGATACCAGTACCCATACGGGCCGGTCTTACACCAGATCTAGTAACATACGCTTTCTTACTATATAGCGCACTACGTCTAGTGATCTCCATGTCTTCTTTCTTAATGGTGACTTCAGCTTCTGTAGCTTTATCTTTCTCACCTGCGGCTTTGATATGATCTTCAAGATCTATCTCACATACTGCTTGCGCTGCTTTAAACTTAGCCAACTCTTGTACAGAGAATGGTAATTCGTCCCAAGCTAACTCAACAACTAGATCTACATCTACTGTTGCTTCAAATTGGTATGTGTTATTAATTGTATCATAGAGCTTTGTACCACGTTGGATTACAAAGTCTCCGTATATACCAAGGACTTTAAGTGTATTAGTTGGTAATACTATTTCCTTGGTAGTTGCGTCGGGCGTTAACGTCCAACATAATTCTTTATTGAACCATAAACCATCTTTCTGTACGGTCTTGGTTGCGTCTACGACACGCTGTAAGCAGATGTCTGCATCAGGATGTCTATCGTTTAAGTCGCCCACGGGCGTACTGCCGAGGATGCTCAAGCAGTAATTAACTGCGTCTAATTGTGTGATCATTGAGAACCTCTTTTGTTCTTTTCTATTAAAAGGGAAGCCTTATGGCCTCCCCTCTATTAACTCATATAGCGAGTTGATTATGCCTTCAATACGATACCAGCATGCTCAGCACGGTTAGGTGTAACACCAAACGCTAAGTATGAATCGATGAACCATTGTAGTTCAACATCATGGTAGTATACTTTAGAAGTCAATGGAATTGTCTCACCAGCCAATAATGCTTTAGGCATCATGATCAACGCAGCACATTTAGCTTCAGCAGCTGAAACGTCATAAGCGTTGTTGTTACCAGCATTAGACAGGTAGTGACCAGAGATAGTAGCTGATGGAATACGGTTAGTCTTAACGATATGGATACCGTTTGACTTAAGTACTTTACCATTAGCATAGTTACCGTTACCCATAGAGTACTCAGCAGATACTAACTTATCATTACGTAGTAACGCGTAGTATTGAGCAGGAGCAACTAAGATAACTGCGCCATCTAGGTCAACATCTTTCTCTTCGATACCTTGACATACGTCTTCAATAGCACGTTGCAATTTATCAGGATCAAGCTCGTCACCAGCAGCAGCTAGAGTAACTGAAGTACCAGATTGGAAACCGTCAGGAGCAGGCTTCTCACCAGCACCGTTACCAACTACGATCATAGCTGATTTGATAGCTTGGATGATGAAAGCTTCATCGAAGAATTTACCGATCTCTTTACCGTG